TACTATTCAATTGACAATGATAAAATATTCACACAATATAATATCTATACTACAACTCGCAGACCCGCTAATTCCTATAATGGTATTAACTTTGCAGCACTAAAAAAAGAAACAAGGTCAAGTTTTATTCCAAGTAATGATATATTTGTAGAAATGGATATATCGGCTTATCACCCAACACTTGCTGCTCAACTAATTGGATATGATTTTGGAGACAAAGACATACACGCCTCGTTTGCCGAAATGTATGGTGTGGATTATAAAACAGCTAAGGAATTAACATTTAAACAACTATACGGAGGAGTATTTAAGGAATATGCTCACTTAGAGTATTTTAAAAAAATTCAAATGTTTATGGATAAGGCTTGGGACACTTTACAATACGGAGGATATTATGATTGTCCTATATCTAAATACAGATATGAGTTGAAGAACCTGGATAACATGAATCCAAACAAGTTGTTTAATTATATATTACAAAATATGGAAACATCTAATAATATGAATATATTGATGGATATACATAAGGTATTAAGGGGTAAAAATACAAAAATTGTACTTTACACTTATGATTCGTTTTTATTAGACTATGATAAAAGTGAGGATGACATTTTACCTAAAATTAGTGAAATTTTTACAAAATACAAATTACAAATTAAAACCAATACAGGTAACAGTTATGACTTTAAATAAAAACAGCGATATGTATAATTCGATAAATTATGACTTCCAACACATTTTTAATACATTCGACGTGAATAATAGGTTACTATGTACCTTCATTGCTTTAGAGGGATTAGACGGGCTAATAAATGAGGTTTCTAAAACCTATGATATAATGTACAACAAGATTTTTGTTTTACATGTTCAAAATACAGGTGAGTATGTTATTACTTATAACATTGATCAAGGTAACGTGAACACGATACCAACAAATACAATATTAGTACATCGCAAAAAAGAATCAAACACATTATATACAATTAATGCTCTTAATGAATTAATTAAATCATTAAATAGAGGTGTAGTTGATCCATCATTTAGAATTGATTGGCAACACTATAAAAATAGTATTTTATTAACTCAGCATAACGAACTAAAAACACTTAATACTAAAATTCATAAAATAGTAGACTTAGTGTAATATTTATTATTATAAAACATATTACAATGAAACAACCATTAAATGAACAATTCCGCAGAATGCAAAAATTAGCGGGTATAATTACTGAAAACCAAATTAACGAAGTTGAAATGGACAAAGACAAAGTTGAAATGGACAAAGACAAAGTTGAAATGAACAAAAAGACATTAATGTTACAGTTTAATGATCAATGGAAAGACCATTCACAAGAATATTTAGACTTAGTAGGTACTGATCCTATCTATAAAGGATTAGACGCAGTAGTTAATAATCCAAAAGTTAAACAAAAAGCTTTTGATTGGGCGTATAATTTAACAGCTGAAGATGAAGATGAGGATGCTTTAAAAAGTTTTAGAGGTTATGTTCAAGATGGTATTGATTATGAAATTATGCAAGCTTTTGCTCCTCAATTAGCTGAAAATTTAATAGCTGCAGGATTTACATTTGATAAAGATGAAGATATATGGATACTTCCTCAATCTTATTTAGATAAAACTAATGGTATGTTTGATTATTCAAATGGAGCTACATCTTATGGTATTATATGGGATGTTTGGAATATGGATTATGATACAAGTCCAAGAGAAACAATAAGTGATTATCTAAAAGACGCTGCGGAAGCATTATAATATAAACACCCCAACATATTACACAAAATCATCTAAGGTCCAATTTTTGGGCCTTAGTTTGGCCTCACATAATGTGTTCATTATATTATAGAATAATAATAGTTTTAAATTAAACAAATATACAGTTATGGATTTATCAGAAATCAAATCGAAGCTTGCGAAACTACAAGCTAAACCCGGTTCAAACAAAACCGACAAGAAAAACTCAGGTTGGAAACCATCAATCGGAAAACAAAATGTTCGTATTGTACCTAATAAGTATAATAAGAAAAACCCATTCACAGAATTATATTTCTACTATGGTATTGGCAAAAAAGTAATGATCTCTCCTCTATCGTGGGGTGATAAAGATCCAATTGCTGAATTTGCAAAACAATTACGTAGTACAAATGACAAGGAAAATTGGAGATTAGCTAAGAAATTAGATCCAAAAATGAGAATTTTTGCTCCTGTTATTGTTAGAGGTGAAGAAGCAAACGGAATCAAGTTATGGCAGTTTGGTAAGGAGTTATATATGGACTTCTTAAATTTAGCTGATAACGAGGACGTAGGAGACTTTACAGACGTAGCAGAAGGTAGAGACATTATTATTAATACAGTAGGACCAGATGTAACTGGTACACAGTATAATAAATCAACAATTATGGCTCGTACAAAAGTTACTCCATTGTCTGAAGATGCTAATCAAATTCAAAATTGGTTAGATGAACAACCAAATCCAATTGAAGAGTTTAAAAAGTATTCATTTGACGAAATGAAAGCATCTTTACAAGAGTGGTTAACACCTGAAGAAGCAGAAGAAGGTTCAATCATTGATGATGAAGTTACTACTGAAGACAAAACAGATGACTTACCTTGGGAAGCAGCTCCTAAAACTCAAAATTACACTTTAACAGCTAAACCAGCTCCTAAAGCAAGTAAATTTGACGCACTATTTGATGACGAAGACTAATAATTAAACAAAATGGCTAAAAAAGACACATCACTAGCAGCAGCGGTATCTGCTGAGTTGAGAGGTAGCTTTGACTTAAATAAATTCAAGGAAAAGAAATTATTAAGTTCAAATGTGAAATTCAAAGATCAAAAATGGATACCATTATCTAAAGCATTTCAAGATGTAACTTCGGTTCCTGGGATTCCTCAGGGTCATATAGTCCTACTAAGAGGTCATAGTGATACAGGTAAAACAACAGCGTTAATTGAAGCAGCAGTAGCTGCTCAAAAACAAAAAGTATTACCTGTATTCATTATTACTGAGATGAAGTGGAATTGGGAACATGCAATTCAGATGGGATTAGATGTTAAAACAATTGTAGACGAATCAACTGGAGAAATTTTAAATTTTGAAGGTAATTTCATTTATGTAGATAGAGAAACATTACATACAATTGAAGATGTAGCTGCTTTTATTTTAGATTTATTAGACGAACAGAAAAAAGGTAATTTACCATATGATTTATTATTCTTATGGGATTCAATTGGTTCTATACCATGTGAATTATCAATTCGTTCAAATAAAAATAATAATGAGTGGAACGCAGGTGCAATGAGTACTCAATTTGGAAATAGTGTTAATCAAAGAATTACATTATCAAGAAAAGAAAGTTCAAAATACACTAACACATTAGTTTGTATCAATAAAGTATGGACAGCTAAGGCTGAAATGCCTATGGGTCAACCAAAACTAATGAATAAAGGTGGATTTGCAATGTGGTTTGATGCTACATTTGTAGTAACATTTGGTAATATTTCAAATGCTGGAACATCTAAAATTAAAGCAATTAAAGATGGTAAGCAAGTAGAATTTGCTAAACGTACAAACATCCAAATTGATAAAAATCACATTAACGGAGTTCAATCAAGAGGTAAAATCATTATGACACCTCATGGATTCATTAACGATACTGAAAAAGAATTAAAATCTTATAAAGACGCTCACGCGAAAGAATGGATGAAAATTTTAGGCAGTTTAGATTTTGATGTCTTTGAAGAAGAAGAGGGATTTGAAGGGACTGATGTATTTTCACAAGAACCAGAATAGAAAATGAATACAGATGAATTATTTAAACTTCTTGGTAACGTAACTCAAGAAGTAAAGGACGAGCCTACCTCAAATAAACACTCTAGAGTAGTTTTAGTAGACGGATTAAATTTGTTTCTAAGAAACTTTGCTGTATTAAATTATATCAATTCAGATGGAGTGCATATAGGAGGTTTAGGTGGATTCTTAAGATCATTAGGATTTCTGATTAACAATATTCAACCAACATCTGTATATCTAGTATTTGACGGTATAGGTTCTTCCAATAACAGGAAGAACTTATTACCTGAATACAAATCAGGAAGACATCAAACACGAGTTACTAATTGGGATACGTTTGATGATTTAGAAGATGAAAATATTTCTAAGTATAATCAAATTTCTCGTTTAATTCATTATCTAAAATGTTTACCTGTTAAAACAGTAGCAATAGATAAAGCAGAAGCAGACGACTTAATAGCTCATTTAAGTACTCATTTAGCTTCAACTCATGACTCTAAGGTTTATATAGTATCTTCAGATAAAGATTTCTTACAATTAGTAAATAAAAATATTATTGTTTATTCTCCAATTGAAAAAGATTTCTATGATAGTAAAACTGTAAAGAGTAAGTTTGGCACTCCGCCTGAAAATTTTATCTTATATAAAACACTATTAGGAGACAATTCAGATAAAGTACCTGGTGTTAAAGGTTTAGGTAAAGGAAAAATATTTAAATTGTTTCCTGAATTACAAACTGAAATATTAACACTAGATGATATTTTTAAAATTAGCGCTGAAAAATATAAGGAACATATTATCTATTCTAGAATAGTGTTTGAAGAAGATTCAATACGAAATTGTTTTAAAATTATGAATCTAGCTAATCCAATTATAGATGATAATGAGAAACAGTTCCTAGAAGAACTAATAATAGAAAGTTCACCAGAATTAAGAGCAGGTGATTTCTTAAAATTATACCATGAGGATGGAATGGGTTTTACAATTAAAAATGTAGAACACTGGTTACCTAACAATTTCAATATACTAAATAGTTACAAATAAATAAGTTATGACATTACAAACGATAGATCAGTATGGGACGGGATTTCAAATTAAAGTTATATCAGCTTTATTAACTCGTAAAGAATTTTTAGTAAATATCCATGATTTATTGACTGACGAATATTTTTCAAATCAAGGTCACAAGTGGATCATTAAACAAATTCTAGATTACTATTACAAATACCATACAACACCAAGTATGGAAGTACTTAAAGTTGAGTTAAAAAAATTAACTAACGAAGTATTACAAGTATCTATT